CCATATACCTACCGTTAGCTGCAATTTTTAAAAGTATCGCAACTTTCAGGTATTACAAATGCTGAGAAGTTCTCACCCCACCCTTCTTTTGGTTGGTTATGTAAGGCTTTTACCAAGCTACCATTTGCAAAACCTAACGGCACTACAAATTCACCGCCTTTATACCAAGCGTTTAATTCATCAGTGTATTTACCGCTACACTTACCGCATTTGCAAAACCTTTCTTCATCTTGCATCAATCGAACTACATCTTGGCAGTTCTTGCATAATATTAATTTCATATCAAATACTTTTAAAATATGTGTAATTAAAAACTATTCAATTCACTTCTGCTTAAAAAATATCCTTTACCATGTCCTAAATCTTTTATGTTTTCGTTTTTAATTAGTTTCATTTTATGCGCCCAACCTATAAAACAAACTAGATTGTTGTTTACATATGCAAGAATGTAGATATCAACATCGGGGTTAACCTTTAATGTAGTTAAAAGATTTCCTGTTTTATATTTTGTAGATTTTATATCGTATCTAGCTTGTTTATGAGTTATTCCATCATAGCTACCGCTTCTGGGGCTTAATCCAAAATCAGGGAATACATTTATACATTTAGCAAATGCATACTCAGCTTTAAACCCTTGTATGTCTGCTTCTACTCCATTTTGGTCACCAATCTTAGCATCGAAAACATTATTAGACCTTGCTATAGCAGACCTTTTTTTCCCTATGTATTCACATAACTCTAACTCGTGCTTATCTAGTTTTATTTCCATACATAATTTATTTAAAAGTTATGTGTTAGTCTACACACCTGCCCGTTCTCTGGGTGGTGGATGAATGCTTCAATACAAACTTTAGACCCTGTGTATCCGTTGTCATTATGCCACCTGTCTGTTCCACTTGGTGATCGCATATACTCCACAGTCATACCGATATAATCCTTACCACTCCTGAACTTAAAGTAATCCTTGTGGTGTATGTGGTGTAGATATCCATACCGATACTTTGTGTCTGCCCACATACCTGATTCCTCGTGTGCTGTTAGGTATGGTATCTGATCAATCTTACATCCATCGCCATGGCTAAACATCAAAAGATTACTACCATACTTTGTATACTTACGATGCACGTTACTAACGTCAAAGGTTATGTTCTTGTTGTTATGAAAGTAACAGTTCACTGCGTCTGCCAACATAAACCCAGTCATGTAGTCGTGGTTAGATGGGCAGTGAATAACGTGTACATCAGATATGGTAGACAACATATTTATAATGTGGCAGTACACACCCCTAGCTATCTTAAAGTTGTCGTACCACATTCCATCGGTGTCCTGTGGTGTACCACTCGTTGTGGTCCTAGTCTTTGCGTTATCTATGTGTAAGACATCGTTACCTATTATAAAGAATATCTTGTCTATGTTGTATGGCTTTGACTTATCTATGAGAGATAGGCTACCCTGAATTGCTCTTTCAACAGCTAAAGACACATCATACTTGTCATTTGCCCCATCCATTGTTGCAAGCTTACCAATATGCAGGTCAGCTATATCCAATACCAAGCAGTGTGGATCAGTTATCTTTTTACGTTTATACTTCTCTACATGCGGTGATAAACCATTCATCTCGTCAATCATTTCCTTACGGACTTGATCGTAATTAACTGTTTCAGCATTCTTGTAATCTGGGTTAACCACTAGCGTTGATGTCCCTGTTACCTTATCCTTAACCCAAGATAGTTTCCAGTTGTCGTTTGGGTTGAGATTATTTCTATGCATTGACTCATCCACAATGGATGGCCTTATCCAACCATTCTTCCTTATGTACCTACCAAATGAATGTGCGCTTATTTCTTCTTCAGGATACTTAGAGCTTATAGTTTGTGCTATCCTATCCGAGCCATGTCCCGTGTCCTCTCTTATTAATCTAACTTCTTTCTCGTACTTTGAATATTTACTTTCCATAATTGTTTTTAATTATTTGTTATAATAATATAAATAGAACTCATACATCTTTTCCCAAACGACTACCTTACCATAGGCCCCAGGTGATTTGTGCGTCTTACCATTAATCGTTATCTCAATGTACCACACATCCTCTGTGTAAGACTTCTTTAATGGTGATACCTTGATGTTATTTTTAACGCACCACATTGCAGCATTTATCTCATCATTACTGGCATAATACCTACCCATTATTGATTCCTTCTTTAGTTTAGGCATCTAACTCCCACGGCATCTTCATATCAATCTCCTTTATGGGGTCAAACCTTCCACTCCTCCAGTCCCAATTAAAGTGTGCCTCTGCGTTATTCTCGCCTAAGTTTTGAAACTTTACCTTTAATACCTTAGCCTTGACTGTCTTTGCTTCGTAATCACGATGCACCAGTATACCATGATAACTGGCATCATACCACTCACCACCACCCTTAATGTTATACATTGTTGGTTCATCTATTTTACCATCGGGGGTCTTGTACATTTTAGTAGGGTGAGCCACTACAATCACTAGAACGTCATACTTTTTTGCAAAGACCTCTATCTTCGATAGGTAGTCCATAGTATAGACATTAACATCTGATTGCCTATCCTCACTTCTAACTTTATTAAATGGGTCAATCACTAGACACTTAATGCCCTTACGCCTAACCAATTCAGCACCCTTCGCTAATACAGCCTCAAGCGTATAATTATCCATGTCGATAAAGTAGAAGTCATCATTAAGACGCTCAGAAACCTCAACCCACTTCTCATTATCAAAGTCTTTAGAGGTTGGCATATCACCCCATATCTTACGCATTAGTTTATGGGCGTGAAGAAACGTAGGATGATTTTCTGGAGATGCGTATGCGATCTTCCAGTCATAGTTCTTATTGTATCCAACACACATCATATCTACGAAGTCAGACTTACCAGAGCTAGGTATACCAGTTACAGTGATGAACTGACTTGTGTATGTGCTAAATATCTTATCAAAACTCTCAATACCAATCTGATAGCCTGGCTTAAACCCATTCAGGACAAAGTCCCTTAGTTCTTCCTCAATATCTTTAAATGTCACCACATGCTCCATAGGAACTGGCTTACACTTATTAATTCTAGCCGCCAACTCTTCACGGCCATACTTAATCAGGTATTCATTAGCGTCCTTGCAATCATCAAAATCTGCAATCCAACAAACCTCAGCACCAAGCCTCCTAATTAATTCAGCTTGTAGGGCCTGGCCTGGCTCATCCTGATCTAAGGCTAGGATAATAATATCCTTGTCCTCAAAGTATTCAATGCAGTTGTCAAGGTAATCAAGATTGTTATTTGTCAGAGTGGCCCCATTGGGAACGCTAACCGCATTCTTCATGCCTGACTCATACAAAGCACAAACATCCATCTCACCCTCAACTATAATGGCCGTGTCGTACCCAACTAAAGAGTCGACATTATAAAATATTTTTTCTGCGCCTTTGTATAGCTTAAAGTTTTTTAAACCATCCCTATACTTAATGTTAATCAACTCATTACCAATGTAATAGTTAAAATGTATAGCATTTACCTCTTTTTCAATTTGAGGCATATACTCAAAACCCTCAGTAACTCTTAAATCATTGAGGGTTTTTTTACTAATACCACGAGCGGAAAACCAGTTCTCTATCTTGGTTCCTAAATCTAATTTAGTGACTGGCTCTGGTCTTGTGTATACTTTATCCACATTTCCTTTTCTTTGGAAGGTGTGTAGCTGAAAGCTAGTATTGCAGTTATGGCATGTTCCTAATCCACGTTGCCAATCATAGGATGCACACTTAGCTTTTTGGTTTTCAGGCTTTCGGTCAGTAGAACACAGGGGACAAATCCCCTGCGTCTTACCAACTTCAAGTCCATACTGATTGAAGTCCTCAACCGCATAACCATTAATCTCTGTGTATTCTACTTTATTCATTAGAAAGGTAGATCGTCTTTTTCGATTACATTAGGTTTAGCTTGAGGCTGAGGTTGACCATCTCTTGGTGGTGGTTCTGGAAACTTTCCATTTGTCCAAGCAACCTGTATATTACCAAGGTATGTCTTAGGTGACTTTGCTTGACGCTCTTCTTTTGATTGAGCCACAATTACTGGGCCTTGATTTCCGAAGTTATCAATCTCGTCATTTATAGTAATTGAAAAATCTAAGTATTTACCCTTTTTTCCATCTATTATTTTATCCTTTGGGATATCTGATAGATTAATACTTCCATTAATAATTCCTGCCATAATATATAAAATTTAAAGTGTTTCTGTTGTTAAAAATTGACTAGGGTCATTGTCTCCTAGCTTAAAAAATAAATCGTAATTGAGATTAGCCCTCTCTACCTTGTCCATTCCGCTTTGTAAAAACGTATCACTACAATCATAAATACCTAGCTGTAGTGTGGACTTGTCAATTACAAGGAACGTAAAGGAATACCCAGGAAATAACTCGCTGTATATGTATGCTTGGCTATCGTAATTGTATCTGTATGCGGATGACCTGAACGCAGAAATATTACTTGTTGTTTTGATGTCTATAATCGTTCCATCATCGTGGTTGATTACATCGGCCTTACCCTTCCATACATTAGACCCAATCTTTGCAATGTTAGGGACTTCATAATCCACATTACCAACCCTAATTAGTTGGTTACATACATCATTACTCATTATCCTTTCCTGCATCAGGTCAATCTTATCCACCTCATGCTGAAGCAAACACAATTCACCCCCAGACATCTCCTTATAGGCGTTGGTGTTTCTAGTAGATGAGTCAATGATCTTATACTTCTTTAGCTTATTAGGCTCTAAGATAGCAGTATGAAGATACCCACCAACTAAGAACGCTGATGTTTTCTCGGACTCATCGTTAAACGAAAGAGGGTTGTTAAGTAGACTATCTATTTTACTATTAGATAGGTACTGCTTACCAAACTCTCCATAGTAGTCCTCATCATTTTTTAGTCTAGCAATAATTTCATCATTACTCATAGCTTGTCAGTCATTAATTGCTTCTCAACCTCTTGAGAGACGTTATACTTAAGTTTAATAGTATCGATGCTGTTGCCGTCAGATATGTACTTAACTGCCGCATCATATGCTTTGGTACCCTTATTTAACTCAGGCTTACTTTGTGTACTCTTCCCGTGGTCATTTGTAGCGTCTGAGTCTTGCGTATCATCTATAAGTAGAAGATTACCAAGAGCATACTTCTTCCCATAACTCGATGCACTACCAAACTGCTGTGGTGTCTGCATACCTTTTTGATTTAAGTCTACGCCAACAATAGCCGTGGCGTGTATAACGTCTGTACCATCGCTAATAATAGCGGTAGATTCAATAATTGGTACTGGCCCAGTTTCTATGAAACGCTCTTTAATAGTTACTGTTAAATTATACTCAGAAAGATAAGGCTTGATTGCTTCAAGTATATCCTCGGCTGACCTAAAATAATACTTGCCAAAGCTATTATAGCGAGACTTCTTGGTCTTAAATTTTGCCTGAATAAAACTCAGGCGTTTGTTTAATTCACTCATGGTTTATTGGTTTTAATAAAAAACCCCAGTAGAGGGTCGCAGACTCTACCAGGGTTTTCAGTATTAATATACTAAATTTTATTAAGGTGCGACCTTTATGAGTACAAATGTAATCAAATTACATTAGCCCCAACACAATTTCAGGATTTATTTTATTAATTAATTTATCTATGGCTACCTTCTTGATCGTAGACACCTTTACATTGCTGTTGTTTCCATCGATACCCAGCTCAATAACTATTTCTTTTGCGGTACGTTTACGGCAATCTAATCCATAGAACATTCTTACTATGTGGTACTCTTCAGTATTTAAAATATTCTTCATCATAGATAATAGGTACTTGTTTAGTATCTCTACGTTGAATGTTTTATTTATCTCAGGGATGTTGTAAAACTGATTGTATCCATTAGAGTCGTACGCATCGATGCTCTTAAATATACTATTAAAGATTAACTCAACACCCTCCTTTGTTTTTCTAATCTCATTCTGTCGGTACTCAGTAACCTTCATTGTGCCACGATTGTTATCTATAGACCTTCTAATGGCACCCTTAATTCTTTTAGCTAGAAACGACTTAATACTTTTTTCAGGGTCAGGCTTAGATAAACATATCTGTGCATCAAATTTATCTACTGCGGATATCAAACCGATTGATCCGTACTGGATTAAATCCATCAAATCTAAAATACCTGATGACAAATCGCTTGAATTAAATGATCTTGAGATAGCCTCAACCAATGGCAAAAACTTAATAATCAATTCCTCCCTCGTATATTCGTCCCATGGCTTGGAGTCTGGCTGACTTCTCGCTATGTCCTCTCTGTGTCTTAGGTAACTTTTTTCGCTGTAGCTTTTCATCGTTCAAATCTTTATTTAGACGATGTATCTGGTCCTTAGTATCGGTGTCCATCAGCTTGTAAAGTATAGTTCTAGAACACCCAAGACTACGGCTTATACCACTTACAGTTACCTTCTTACTTCTCTGACTAATTAGATAAGCACAAGCAATAACATCGTCATTATTAATACGACTGCTACGACCTATTAGTTGCCCCGTAATGATTTGTTTCTCATGTAACTCTAACCCACAACCCATCTTAAAAATAACCTTCCTAAGCCTATTCTCAGGAACCCTATCACTCTTATCGTTGTAAACGTCATTAATAATCTTATCCTTTATATTTTCAATAATATAGGATGCAGTAAACCCATTCCTTTTATTAGCAATGAAATTACCTACCTCAGTCAGTTCATCATAACTAAAATTATTTAGGAAATGAAGAACACGAAGATGCCATGAAAACCCATTGGGTGACTTTATTAAGTGTGGAGAATGAAATAGGGAGTAGTATTGGTATGTTCCCTTTTCGTAGAACCAACCCCAGTTAAATGTCTCGGTTGGTTTGTCTGTTATGGGCAGACGTGTGGTAATTATCCTACGATCCCATAACCATTGTAGTTTGCGATTTGGTGTCATTGGTTTGTATTAAATCAAAAAGTGTAAACATAGGAACTATATATTATATATATATCTAACTAAGTTTACACTTTATCAAATTAGGTCGATGCAAGTAATATTTATTACTGATCGTGTAGGGTTGTTTTTTATCATCGATATATAAGCCTCATCAATTGATATAGCCTTAATATAATCAACCCTTACTCCATTCTTCTTTTTATTATATGATAATATTTTGTATTTCATTTCATTTCATTTCATTTTTTTCCACCATTATATCACGCTCTTTTTCGAGTTCTTTTATTTTTTTAAAAATAATGGATGACGTTTCGTAATTTTCATTAGTTATACTGTCTTCAAGTAGTTTATTCAACTGTTTTATCTCATGGTTTAGTTGAAGTATTTCATACTCATCAAACTGATCAGTATTAAAAAAAGCTAAATGAAAACCTAACCCATCGATAAAGTCTTCACTAGGTTTAGTTAATTCACCCACAATATAAACAGCTAACTTGCGTAATTCCTTATCAGTCATATCAATATCTAATTAATGTATATCATAATTAAAGCACCTCACTATATTCCCAAGACTCGTTTTCAAATATGATTTCGTTGAGGTATTCAGCAAACATCTCTAACGCCTCCAGCTTTGTTGCAGCCTCATCATTCTCAATATCCTTAACCACCCAATACTCAATATCAGCTATTACATGTCCCCACGTTGGCCAACGATCTACGTCATCCTTAAACTTAGTCTTACTTTTTTTTCTTGTCATCCTTAAAATTATTTAAAATCCATACAAATAAAACTACATAGAATGTTATTGTAAATAACAGTATTGTGATAGACCCAGTAATTGCTATTAACTCCACCATCATATAAATATTAATTTTTCACTTAGTACACTATACCTTGAGTGGTACTTCCTTAGTAACTCACCATTTGATGGATTAAACTCACCATTTAACGCATCGTTTAAAATCTTATGCTTGATGCATTCGATACTTAAAATGATAAAGTTTCTGTGGCTCATAAGCCTAAACACCTCTAAAATTATTCTCTTCATGTGTTCTTGTTTATATAATTAATTACGTTCTTTTTTGCCTTTGAAAGGTTTGACTTTGATGTACCAATTGCCACCCCAAGTGTATCACTGATCTCCTTATGACTTAAACCATCTAACAAATACATAGTTGCAACCCGTTTATAGCTATCTGAGAGGCTCTGAATTGCATCGTTGACTATATTGGTAGGCACGCTCCTAAAGTATTCATCAGACGGCTCCTCAGTGATGTTTACATTTTCAAATACATATGTTGAATTATACACTATTTTGTTAGATATCTTCCTTCGGTACATATCAATAGCCGTATTCTTCACCACAGTCATCATCCACGCTCGTACATTTTTAACATTGTTTAGACACTCATTCTTTTTCCAAATTTTAATTGCACTCTCTTGCATTACGTCTTCAGCGTCTTCAACGCATTTAGTGTATTTCATTGCGACAAAATTCAGCGACTTTTGGTGTTCTAAAAACAAGTTTATTGCACTCATAGATGATATTTATTAATTAAACCCAAGGTGTATCTTAATTTCTTTTAAGTAAACCAGTGCGTCATCCTCGTAGGACTTTATTTTATCCTGCAAAGATATACGATGCTCAATAACTTTAATCGAATGCATTATAGTTGCATGGTCTCTATTAAAGATATCACCCACCTTCATGTATGGCATTCCAAAATGATTTCTAAACACATAGAACATGGCGTGACGCAAAGATACAATGTCACTCTTTCTTGACTTTCCCTTGACAAGGCTTATGTTTAATTTATCCTCACCCTCCCATATGTTATTTATTGTTAGGTGAGAGCATACTGATTCGATTATATCGTCAATGATTTTATGATCGTATTTTTTTGGTCTCTTTATTTTCTTACTCAAATCTTGGATGAGGATTGTTAAACGACTTACCTCACCGATGTGAACTTGAACGTTTCGTTGTAGGCGTTCAAACTCCACTAAGTCTATTCCGTGTTGCTTGCTTAATACTTTCATTATACTATTGATTGGTTTATTAATATTTTGTAAACTTCTTTTCTTACAATGCGCTTATAATAAGGGTTTAACGCATTGAACTCGTGTGAATTAGATAGCTTTATACCATGCTTATCAGCTAGGATGTTTGCTAATGATTTTATTTTTGGTTGTTCCATATTTTAAACAAAGTTAAACTTAATAACCTAAATCAGCCTTAACATCTTCTTGATGTGCTTGTCTGCCGTTGTAATTCTCACCCCTTAGGGATGGATTTTCTTCTTGGACTTTTCTCCTTGCTCTTGTGATTGTGTCGTGGTTAACTAAATCACCATTCACATACATTTTAAGCAAATCTGTTGCTGACATTGTTTTAATATTAGATCCAACACTTTGATACCATATTATACTTGATAACAATCTGTCATTGTCCCTTGTGCGATCATCTTTTGTTAAGATAATTTTTACTCGATCAGTTAAACTTGAAATCTTTTCCATTTTTTAGCTTTTTACATTTGGGTAATCATCACTCAGTTTATGAATTATCTCTTCAATGAATGGCATATAATTATGTTTACCATACTCATCTCTAAGAATTGTAGCTACTTCATCTGCGAAATCTTTATAAGACGTTGACTCATCTATCTTAATCATTGCTTCTTATTTTTAATTGGTTCAACACTTGCTCCATGCTCCGCATAGTATTCCCAATCTAGCATTGCGCTATGGTGAAACATATAAGCCTCTAGTTCTTGATCGGTCATCATGTGACCATCTAGTCCGTAATACATTTGTTTTGTCATTTGTTCTAATTTTTAAAGATATTATTTTTTATAGTTACAATTCTTGTAT